CGTTTCATCTCCTATTCAAACTAATTCATCCTGTGTGGGTATCCGGTGAAAGAGCTACCTCTTTCATCCTCAACTGGCTCTCTAGGCGCTTGCAGAGAGAGCTCCCAACCCGCATAGTCTTTCGACTACCGGCCTTCGGCCGACTTCCCTCGTCCCTACTTGAGTTCCTGAGGTCCCCCAGCCTTGTCAAAGGCCGCCTACGATCGCCCCATTCGGAGCGGTAACACGCAGGTCATTGCGGAGGAGAGATCCGAAATAGAAGTAGTGGTAAGAGTCACGGCTCAACTGGCCACAATCAGAAAAAGCGACTGAAATCCTCGGAGAAAACCCACTGATCAGCACCATCAAAGCCCGTACGGGCCCGGAGGCATCAGTGACGGAGGAACGGGAACAATGATTCTCAGCCTAACGTAGTTAAGGCACTCCGCATGGGGGACCATCCTAGGATGGTCAGGACCCCACTTGGAATATTTCGCAAATCCGGCTGGACCGAAAACTTGGTCAAACCAGTCAAGAACTGGGGCAGACCAAGAAAACTGCCATTTAACCATCTTTACGAATTTCTTTGCACTACGTTTAGGAGAGATAATGGGAGGGGGAGGAGGGCGGTTGCGACGACGAATAGATCGAACTTCAGGACCGGGTTCAATGTCAAAATGGCCACCCCATACGGGGGAAGCTTCAAAAGACAAAGGAACACCTGACCATCGATTCTCTCTAGACTTTTCCGCGATTGCATGTGCCTCGTCGACAAGAGCGAACAGGTCCTCACGGGGAGGATCTGCAACTACAACCTTGTCGGCTCTGGAGACTCCGGTGACGATAGGCGGAACAGGGTCAGAACCCCTCCACCTACGAAACCAGGATCTCTTCATTAACCCGGATACAACGTATCGGGGCACATTAGCCACGCAAAAGTCCCGGAGGACAATCTCGTGCCTAGCAAGAACAGATATAGCGTACTGACGCACACTATGCCTCATTTCTTTTGTACCCTTCCACACTTCTCCGAGGAGGTCAACGCAGTCCGATCGAAAAGGACGAAGAAAAGAGAGACAATGCCGAGGAACGAGTTTCCGAGAGGGGACGTGGTATGGCTGACTATTCAAGTCCAACCAAACGTCTGAAAAACCAGTCTTCTGGCGGTTGACTACAAGTCCGAAGGTAGAAGTGACGTCTTCCCAAAGAGAGAAGAAGTCACGATCACCCGAGAACACACAGTCATCACCATTAAACCGGCCGACTCTTCTACTACCCGAACCAAAGCTAATGTCGCAGCAAATGTCGTAGCAAGCTTTATTGATAAGGCACAGTATGGGGAAACTCAAAAGATTCCCCATCATCTGCTTCCTAGTCAACTTATATCTTGTCTTGCGGCTCTTAGACCACAGGTGAAGATCGCCGATTGCTGCCAACATCAACCCTCTCTCTTCGTCCAAAAGATTAGAGTCTTCCACCAGAACCGAAGTCACTGCCTCAGTTACCCAAGGCAGTATATTATCGGTTGCAGCCGAGTAGTCGCCGGAGATAAAAGACTCCGAGGCACGACGGTCAGCGACAACAGCGGAAAAATCGTCTTTAAGGACATCGCCACGAACACACCAGCCGAAAGAAGACAAATGATCGTAAAGCGCACTATGAACAGGGGCTAGAACCCTCTTGACACGTGCGCTTTGCATCGTAACTACTCTGAGCTTTCCCTTAGTCTTAGCGACACCGAGTCGAAGCTCATCAACGGGGCCATAGCCCCCGGAATGAACTGACAAGGTACCGCCAAGAAAACGGGTCTGCTCTAAGCAGCCATTCTGATCGGCATAATCTCCTCCCCACTCACATACACTGTTTCCTTTTTCTCTGCTCCTGGTGAGCCTGGATCCCCAACCCGTAACTAATTCACGAACACGCTCCTTAAGGACAAACGACGGATCGTAAGCCCAAGAGCATTCGGTCTCAGGTACTGGACGGGTACAGGAATCGAGCCAGGAAGCTCTAGCTTTCTGTGCCGCGGCCTTATCACAGTCCGAGCAATCAACGTCAAAGATCCTAACACAAGATTTCAAAGAAATCTTGCATTCCCTTTTTCGAAATTCACTCAAACCATGCCCCGCGGAGGCACAAACTCCGTCAAAAGATGCCCGGGCTGCAGCGCAATTCACTCCCCATAAGGGGGGCAGCGGAATAATGAGGTCAAACTCAAGTTCCACTAAGCGAATTGCCTTGCACAAGGCTTTCACGATGGACCCTACTGCTGGACAGTGGGCTGTTGTGGATGCAGAAGCATCAACCATTAGACCTAAATTGGGTCGTCTTCCGTAGATCGGAGGAAAACGAAGTCTTGATAGAAAGGCCCGTTGGTTAAAGGG